GGGCAAGCAGCATGTTCGGGTCATGGTTGAACAAGGCGCGCACGTCGGACATATCCGCGCCGTCAAATGCGCCCGCTTCTATCACTTCCTCAAATCCGCCTATATCGGTCGTGCTGTTGAATAAGGCCGCGTATCCAACGGCCCTGCCTTCTTCTTCCTTCATCGGTGCGTCAATGCTCCTTAACTCGCGATTATCTTCCATATCTTTTACTTTTTGTTCAGCCCATCTTAACATTGCATCCCCACCCCAAGCATCGTACATAATTGACCCGCATACTTCATTACCTTCTTCGTCAAAATATTGCCCGGTGTCATGGACCTTTGCGCGGCTTAAAAATGAATACGTGCGCACCGTGGTCTCGTGGCTGATGGTTTCCCGGTTTGCCAACTGGTTAGCGCGCGTCCATCCCACCGCCGTACCGCAGTTGCTGCCGTTTTCTTCTTTGTGCCGGAGCGCACGGCGCGCGTTGTTGCTTGCTGCTTCTGGATAGTCGTTATACGGCATCGGCTTCGCGTTGTTGTATTTCAAATAAATCTAACTGCCTCTGCCCGGCGGCCTCCGGCGGCGGCTGCGTTGGATCAACCATGTTCATAGGCACATAGTAGGCCTGGCCGCTGCCGTCTTCAATCGGATTATACCCCTCCTTTAGCCGCACTTCATCGCGGTTTAAAATACCCCACTTCATCATACTTTCAAGCCACTTGGAGCGGCTATCCAGGTCGGACATTGCAAGGTCGTCAACGTCAAAGAAGACCTGAAATACGCCTTGCTCATCCGCCGGGAATAGCTTAGTGTTTAGTTCGGCTTCAATGCGCTTGCACCAGGGCCGGATCGTGTGCTGTCGGAAAAGCAGGCTAAGGTGTTCGATGTTGCTAAAGGTTGCCCGATCCAGGTCTTCCAAAAGGAACTGAGGCACGCCGAAAATCCGCGCTATATCTGATATGGTAAGTTTCTTTGTATCCGCTGCGCCCGCCTGCTGAGGGCTAAGTCCGATTTGCTGATATTCCATGCCTTCCTCCACAATCGCCACTTTACCGGAGTTGCCGCTGCCTGCATAGGTGCCCTGCCAGCTTTCCCGGAGCCGCTTGACCGCATCCGGGGTAAGGCGGCCCGGATGCTTTAGCACGCCGGAGATTGTCGCGCCGTCGCTAAAGAATTTGACAAGATATTGCTGATTAGCTAAGGCTAAGCCAAAGTTATCGGCTAAGAATTTTATTACGTTTAGCCCGGTTATACCGTTCCAGGATATGCCGTTGATGTGGATGATATTTCCCGCCCGGATTTCCCGGATGGTCGGCTGCATTACCCCGGCGGTCGGATCGGAGATTTGTTCGATGTATTCGTACACGATTGCCCCGCTCTTGGTCTTCACCGTCACGCGGTCGGGTGCCAAGATGGTGTAATTCTTCGGGTATCCCGTGACGCGCTCCCGGTTGATTTCTGCGTATCCGTTGCCGTATAGCAAGGCATGGGTTACCAGGGTCTGAAAGAAATTGTACTTTGTATAAAGGGGCGAAGGTTGGAAGGCCATTTGCCGCTGTATCGGATGGCGCAGCGCAATGTCTTTGCCGCCGTCGGTGCGCATTTGCACCACGTTTACCGGGAGGGAGGCAATGGAATCGCTGATAATGTTAACCGCGCGCCATACGGTAGATAAAGACAAGACAGTGTCGGCGCTTACGGGCTGCTTTGTGTTTGTGGGCACGGCGGTGATGCGGCTAAGGAGCAGTTCATCCACCGCATTGCCTTGCAGCATACGTTTTTCCTGGCTTTCGGCGCTCAGTGCGGTTTGAAATCCTAAAAACTGCTTTATGCCATCAAAAAAGCCCATTTGCACGATTTGAATACAAAAATCCTGCAATTAGCCGCTGTATTTTGCAAAGTTTGTTTGCATAAAATAAAAAACCGGATACCCGTTGCAGGCATCCGGCGAAAAAACGGAAAGTATGTTTAACGGATCACTTACGGATATGGTGCGGGCACGCAGCCCGGAATGATTCATAACTCTTGTACCTTTCCGGCAGTCGGTACTCCTGCCGTTCATTTTCCAAGGCTTCCCACGCCTCGCGGTGATTCATTGCGCTTGCCTGTACAAAGTGCCAGAAACGATCTGCATATCCTTCCGGGTATAAGGTATCCAGGACAACTAAAGGAATACTGATTTGATCCATGGTCTTTAATTAAAACTAAAGCATAAATAAATCTCTATCGTTATAAACCGATGCGCCGTTTTTTGCAAGCCAATTTAAGTAGCCAGCAAAGCACATGGCCAATACAACAAGGCCATCTATTTTTTCGCGGCTTTTGTCTTTGTCAAATTTACATAACCCGTTGAAGTACTTGATTGCAACGTTTCCCGCCATCCACCTTAACACCTCATCGCCACCGTGCGCCAGGCGTTGCGTTGAAATTAGCTCCTCGATCATGCGGATGGGTTCGTTGAAATTTGTAACGGTTTGCCGAAAAGGGATAAGCCGCGCGCCGTGGTCGGTCAGCTCAGTTGCTAGTTTTGTAGATTGCCACGGATCGTAATAGATGCTTTCAATATCGTGTTTCTCCCCGGCCTGCAATACCTTTTCCAGGACTGCATTTTGATCTGTGATGTTGCCCTCGGTAAATTCAACCAGCCCGGCCTTATGCCAGTCCAGGTAGGGCACGCGGTCGCGCCGGACGCGCTGCTCGGCATTGTCGCCCGGTATAAAATACGAACACTTAAAAACAAAGTCTCCGGTATCATCATCCGGGGGAAAAAGCAAACCGAACGCCGTTAAATCTCGGTTGCTTGATAAGTCAAAGGCGGCAAAGCAGCGGCGGCCTTGCAAATCGCTTTCCTTTGTAGTCTTTGCGCACGTCATCCAGATATGATCTTGAATCCAGGTCTTAGCTGAGCGCACCCAAATGTTCAGGTTCTTTGTTTTGAAATTGACTTCACTGCTTTGCCCCTCGTTCATAGCGCGCTGAAAGGCTATGTCCATCGCCTCCCGGGTCGGGGTAACGCCCAGGGATGGGTTGGCTTTTTGCCAGTTGTTTACATCCTGCCAGTCGTCGGTTTCGTCCTGGGTGAAGATCATCCCAAAAGTGCTATCGTCTTCGCTCCTACCTTCCACGATGTCGGCAACAACTTTGCGGTATTGGTAGCAGACCCCGTTGATGTTAAACCCGGCTGTGGTGATGATGAAAAGCAGCGGCTGCGCCCTATTGACCATCCCGGATTCCAGGTTTCGAAGCACACTGTCGTCTATGCTTTCGTGGAATTCGTCAATGATGGCGGCGTTGGGGCGAAGGCCGTCCAGCGTCTTGGAATCCGAGGCGATGGGGATAAACTTGCTGTTGGTCTCGCGGCGGAAAATCTTGGAGTTATTAAAGCTATCGTGAAGTTCAACCATCTTATCAAAAACCGGGCTATCTCTTTTCAGAAACCGCACCATTGCCGCCGCGCTTCCCCAACAAATCTTTGCCTGCTCCAACTTATTTGCCGCGCTGTACACCTCAGCGCCGTACTCGCCGTCAAAGAAGGCCATGATCAGGCCAACTGCGGCGGCTAATTCTGTCTTCCCGTTTTTCTTTGCAACCTCGATGTAAACTTTCCTAATTACCCGCCGCTTGTTGGATTTATACCGCCAACCGAAAATTTGCCCGATTATCCATGCCTGCCAAGGCAGCAGGGCGAAGGGGCGGCCACCGTATTCGCCGGACGTGTGTTTGAAAAGCGAAAACAGGCTAAATACCCGCTTTACCTCGTCTTCGTCAAAATAGCGGTCTTTCTTTTTGTGCCAGGCCTGCATCCTTTGCACCGAAGCCCGGGCAAGGGGGCCGGATGGAAATTTATCTTGCAATACATCGGTAGCGTATTGCGTGTAGATCATCGCGGAGTCATCAGATCGGTCAGCGGATCGCCTTTTTGCTCGCCGGGGGTGATGTCCTGCCGGGTGACTTTCGGTATTACAAACTCCGCTAATTTCAGCCATAACGTTATTTTCTCTTTTGCTTCAAGTTCTGTGAAAGATGCTGCGACTTCGTCAAAGCTAAGTTCTAAGAAGTCTTTAATCCGCTCCCGGATTTCTATGGTCATCTTATTTTTTGCGCCTTTTGGGCGGCCTGCTTGTGCCATGTGCCTTGCTTTTGTGCCCCGGCAGGGGCGGGTCTTGGAAAATCTGCCGTGTGTGTTAGAGGGGT